TAGCGAGCAGTCTATCACACTCTCGCAGAAATGTCAAGGGACCGCCGATAAGTTTTTCCAGGACTTGACATCGTAAAAATATCAGTCTTCCTTATAAATACTCTCTGGAAGATTGACAATATCGCCCCACCATTCTATACTAATCAAGTCACACCAACGGAGTCAATCATGTCAGTCGCTATCAGTCAGGCACAGAAGCAACGTTACAGAATTACGTTGGATATTGAAGTGCTAGAAGACTTCGACCCGCATCAAATTAACTGGGAGAATCTATTTGAATTGGAAGGGTCTGAGAGGGTGATCGATAGCTACGTAGAGGATCTGAGTATTCCTGTCCGTTGGTGACAGTCAGCAAAGTGGCACAAGCCTGGTTGATTCGGGGTCGTTCTGCTGTATTCTATAAGAGTCAAAGGAACACACCACACATGACCTCCACATTTCAGACAGACCTCACCGACACAACCTACAACGGTTGGACAAACTACGAGACCTGGAATGTTGCTCTCTGGATTGGTAATGATGAGGGTCTCTATCACTTAGCACAAGAG